TGCTGTTGGAGCCCATGTTTTACTTGCACCTAACGTTCCACCAGCATTTGTATAGAAATTAGCATTTGCTCCATCTAATGTAAAGGTAGTTGTTGCACTAACTGTTACTGATAATGTTGATACACCTGTACCATCACCTGTTGAGGTAAGTCCAAATAATATCCGTGGAGATGCTCCGCCCCTCTTTCCAATTGGATTTCCTATTGGTATAAATAACATATCTTTACTTTTTAAACTGATTCAGTAATTATATTATACCATGTATCAACACCATCATACCCAAAACCTACTACATGAATAGTATTAAGTGTGGTGTCCCAGTCTGAACTGCCTGCAATCTTTTTAAATGCAGAAAAAACAGGTGTATTAGTGCCATTAGCTATCATCCTTACAAATGCACCACCGTTAATTATTGGATTTGCAACTTTTGTAAGTACTATATTACTCGTCACTGTGTATGGCAGATAATGGGTAATATACCTCTGTAGGCTTACTGCTCCGACAAAAGTCTGATCGGTTAAAGGAACTAATAAAGACAATGTTGCACTATTTACTCCTTCAATAGTAACACCATTACCCTCGAAGTCATTAATGATATCTACTCGTTGTGTTCTCATGGCTTTATGGGGTTAAAATCCGTATCCTGCATAGATGCCTGTTGCCGTAGTCCCTACCTTGAATATCTTGCGGCAATATTCAGGATCCACAAATTCAGCAGATGCTACTACTGCTTTCGTAATAGCTTCAGCATCGGTATTGTTCATCGGACAGTATTTGATGTTACCATCCCCCGTGACTCTGAAGAAGAAGCCTCCTCCTGGTTCAAAATCAGTAGTTGTTAGGTCAACAGCTACTACTTTTGAGATATTTTGCTTACTATTTGCTCCCATGGCTGTGATTTTTACGTGTGAAACTTAACATTACATAACTTAATCGGAAGTAAAGTTATTAATTTATTTTTAAACAAAGAGGCAGCACCTCCTAAAAAGTACTGCCTCGGCAGAATGGATATCAGAAAACAGAAAAAACTATCCTTCTTTGACGGCTTCTTTTTTGCCTTTCTTACCCGCCTCGGGATTCTTTGTCAGCAACACCGCCTGTAAATCTTCTCTGAAAGTGTTGTTTCCAAGATAGTAATCGTAGATGGCTTCGTTGGGTGTCTTGGTAGGTGGTACTTTGCACACACTTGTCATAGCACCATCTTCCCCTGCGGACTGCCAGTACCATGTGCCTTTCTCGAGGTCACACTTCAACACTCCCATCTTCATAGCCTTGGTGATGGAGTTGCGTGCCTGTATCTGCTCATCATCCCCTACCATTAAGAAGAACTCCTGTGGCCCCTTGGGTGTTGAGAATATCCGGTCTCTCAGGGTATTCCTTACCTGACTGAGTGAATATGTCTCCACATTAACTACCTGATATGCTCCGGCAATAGCCCTGAGCTTTTCTTCATCAAGTGGTGAGTCATCGTCATAGAGCATCTTGTCAACCCTGACCTCTATCTTCTTCTTCTCAGCCCTTCTTTCGGCTTCTGAGTACTTATCCTCAAACATGAACTTCGCATCCCCCTGAAAGTTATCGCCTCCTACACAGAACTCTGACTTCCGTAATAGAAAGAATATCAACTCTATGTCATTGCGTTTCAGGTAACGTGTGCCATCAAAGAGAAATTTCTTCGGCACGTACTTTTTCTGTCCCTTGTTATCAACGATGATGTTCTCTGCATACCTCCACACCTCAAGCCCCTTGTCGGTCTTGACAGTTGCTCTGTAATCAAAGGATATGGAGTTTGGCTGATCGGGTAAGCGATTATGTGGCAATCTGCTCTTTATAATTCGCTCGGGAGGGTAAACAACCTTGACCGGAAATTTACCGTGGAAAAATTCTTCAACATCTTTTATCTCCTGCGGAGACTTACTTAAATCATAAACAAGATCATTTTTGTAAAGTGGCATAACTATTTAATTTAAAGGAAGGGGGATGCAGGTGTGTCCTACATCCCTCCCCTGTGGTTACAATCCTACTGTGCCTGCAGAAGTACCATCTGGTTTCCACCTCTCTGGTGTGCTCCAATATGGCATCTCTGGTATGTGTTCCTTTCGTCAATGTCGGTTACTTTCAGACCTTCGCCTGCACCACCAACCTGCCAAACTTCCATTCTCCTGGAATACTTGCCAAGAGCACGGTAACGAGTACCAATGGAATCGACCATATCGCTTGTAACGGGGTCTTTCTTCTTGTTGATCGGAAGAAATAAGCCCATCTTACGTGCGTTATAGCCTGTGGCTCCTGCGATCTTCTTGTTGTTGAACGCACCCATCCTCTTGAATAAGAATGTCCTTTCGGATTTTGTCAGATAGGTGAAGTTAACAGATGCGCTAAGTGCCTCATTGCTGTTGAATAAAGCATCATTGGTAGCCTGCTTCGCAAACTGGATATTGGTATTCTGGAAGTAGTCAACAAGAGCATTCTCGATGTCCTGATGAAGTGATATCCCTAACAGTGCGAGGACGTGATTGCCTGCAAACTCCCTGTCAAGAGTATTGTCCATATCATCAAACTCATCAACGCTGAAGTTACCATCAACGCATGTCTGCTCATTACCTACTCGCCTGATGTACGGAATAAGACCTTCTGTGGTCTTGATTGGATATCCGGTGTCAGGGTCGGTGATGACATTGGTACTTCTTTTCTGCCATAACAGCGCACCATCAATCTTCAGTGCAAGGCGATAGTCGAGATCGACCTGTCCCTTGTAGTAGAATGCAGGAAGTGATGTGCCGTTACTCATAACAGTAACCCATGACTGGTTCACCATTTCTGTTCCGGTGACACCAATGGATTCCTTGATTATCTGAGCATCATTGTCATACTCCCATGTACCTGATACTGCACCTTCCGGCTGTCCTGATCTCTCAGAGAAAGCACTGGATGTGATTATCAGTTCTTCTCCTGCGGTGAGTGCGGGGAACCTGTCATTGATCTCGTTAAGCCTTACCGTTACAACCGGAGCTGCAGGTACGGCAACACTGATGGTAATGACAGAACCCGTAACCTCATTTGGGAACATAAGAACATCCCATCTGCGGAGGTAGAAATTATGGTTTGCATCAAGGTCAACAGCGTCGAGAGTGAATGATATATTCGCCCCTACTGCTGGCTGTGCAACAATGTCACGCACATGAATCACTTCATGAACATGGTTGTCTTCATAGTGACCATAGGTGTCACGTGCCACGGGAAGTTCAAAGCCCATGGATCTGATTAACTGGAAATAACTTGCACCCTGATCTCCGAATCTCCTGAAAAGAGTATTCATTTTCTCGGGTTTATGAAGGTCAAACCCTGAGATGATATCTGAGGCATATATTTGAGCAATAGTTTCTGGATTCATTGTTTTAAATTTTTAAGTGAAACTCATTAATACATTGCCTCTTGTGATTACTGTCTTAAAATTTTGTTACCTGTTCAATTCCAAATTGTACGCCTTCTCTCGTGCTTCTTCCTCAGTAGTCAATCCTCCTCCTGCGGGTGCAGTGTCGGTATTTCCTTTTGAGGGGTTGTGGTAAACTTTCAATATCTCGTCCTCGGTCATACTCCTCGCACGCTCAAATATGGCATGGTAGATTTCTTCCCGATGTGACATCAAAATATCGGAGTACATGGCATTGGCAACACTGGTGACATTCGCTTCATTAACTTCCATTTGGTTGCTAACAACGTAGTCTAGTGCGTTCTGCTGAATCCTTTTCTTAGCCTCCTCCGGTAATACGAAGTTGACAATAGGTTCTTTTCCTCCTTTAAGGGTGATGGGAATCTTTGCAAACTCCTCACCCATCTTCTCGTTTACCTTTGACCAAACCTCTTTATGCTGGGTCTCGATTTCAGGTGTCCACTTAGCTGTCTTCTCCGGTTCTTCAACAGGCATCTCCGGCATCTTGATCTTGTTTTTCAACTCGACCAGTTTTTCTTTTGCCTTCTTACCATCCGAAGAGATACCTATCAGATTAGTCTCATGTTCGAGTTTGTTCTGCTGATACTCTTCTTCTGTCATGTCACCGTCATCGACAAGCTGATGATTGATTTTTGATGAGTCCACATTGTATCTCCTCTCGAGATACCTGCGTACCTGTGGTTCCTTACTTGCTGACTCGGGGTTCTCAAAGATGTGTTGCATCACCAAGGCATCCATGGCATCCATGTTTGCCACATCGGTGGTGTTTAGTCTGTTGAAAGTTGCCGGGTCTTTAATGCCCGTCTCACGTGCAAACTCATTAAACTTTGCAATGTCGTCACTTGCGAAAGAGTGTTTTGGCTTCTTAGCCAGTTGAGCCTCAAGGTCTTGCTTCTGCTGTCTCAGCGTGGCAAGCTCCTGAAGTGATGCGGGTATATTTGCTTTTTTGACATCATCGACTGTCTTGAACTGCTCGCCAAACATCTCGTTCAGCATGGTAGTTCTGATAGCCTCAGTGTCGGGTACGTTCTTTGGTGGTTCTGCCGGAGGTGTGGCAGGGGGTGTGCTTGGTGTCATATGAGAGGGTGGTCGCTCTGCCGGAGGTGTTGCCGGAGGTGGGGTTTTTATCCCCTTTATGTTGTTAAGTTGCTGTTGAAGACTTTCTTTGTCAACACCTTCAACATCCATCAGTGCCTCCAATTCATCATTTCTGCCGTCATTCTGTCTTAGTGCCATAGCTTAGTTTTTTGATTTACAAATGTAAAGAAATTATACTGCGGGTGCTGCCGATTGCACCGATGCTTCGTTTTCAACGATGTTGAGGGCACTCTGAGTACCGATCTTTTCCATGTCCCTCTGATGTTGTTTTTGAGCAAATTGCTCATCAATTATTTTTTTGGCTTCATATAATCTTATGGCTTCGTCTGTTTTAGTCTTTTCTTCCGTTGCCATTAGTTCATTTTTTAGTTTGATTGCCTCCTGTTCCCGTTGTTTATCTAGGTTCATATTGGCTTCTTGTAGCTTTTGTTGTCTCTCTTTGTTCTTTTTGCTCTTGTAGTTCAGAAATGCCTCTGCATATTTCAGACTACCACTCTCCAAAAGTCTTTCTATCATCAGGAAGTCGGCAAGTTCAATTCCTATCACTCCGTCCCTGTCAGGATTCATCGCCTGTGTCGCTGCTGCGAGTATGACTTCCTTCCTCTTATCCGTGGGTTTAGCCTCATATTTGATGAAGTAGTCTGCATCCACGGTGTCTGCACCCACGCTTATCACCTGCACACCAAGATTACCTATCACTGGCATATATCCGGTATAGGCTTCTTTGTCGTGCTTAATAAGCAGTTGTAGTCTCAGGGAGATATTCTTTGCCGTCTGTTCTTTGATGTCGAGATAACCACTGTAAATTGATCTCAGGGCATTATTTGTTGCTGCCATGGCAATTTCTGAGCCTCCTACTGACTGCTCGGGATTAGGTGTTGAGGCATCAGCAATCTGGTTTATTCCCGTTATGTCACGCACGGCATTGGCATTAAATTCCCATACTGTGATGAAGTCTGAGAGTGCCACACCAATACCTCCCTGTAATTCCTGTATTGGCTTCAATCCACCCGGAGTATTTGGTATGCCCTTATGCGTGGTGGATTTGTACAGAAGGTCTCCTGTCTGTGTGAATATCCTGATAAGTTCAAGGGGCTCGAGTTTCTTCCCCCCTAATGATAGGTTTTGTAGTGCGGTGAGCTCAATGGCAATACCTGATGGCCGTGCCTTGGCAATAGCGTTCTGTAACTTGAAATATGCCGATACCATCTGATGTACGAACGTGGCTGAAAGGCTTACGAGTGATCGGTATGGCAGTTTGTACAGGTGATATGACAACTCTACCTCTTTCTTCCCCGGACGTGGCACGTCATACTGCAAGCCAAAATCATAGGTATATCTTGTGCCTATTATCCATTTGCATTTGTAAACAACTTTTATGTCAAACTTATCAGTCTTTTTCTTCTCGGTGTCGATCATCTTACCCCACTCAGAGTCATAGGATAGCGGATTACCATATTGTGTCTGCCGTGTCGTCCGGTAACGGCTGTTCACTGAGAACCACTCTCCATCCAGTACGTCAACAAGGAATCCGTCATAGGTTGCTGAGTGTGCATCTGCATCATAGCTGTACGACTCCATAGTAGGATTACCATGGATGCCGACAGAATCCCTTGCGAGTTGCATCAGTTCATGCTCGGGTATGTCGGGGTTGAGTTTGCGAAGGTCGGACACGAGTACCTGGATTATCTCACCACCATACTCCATGTTCCTGTGGTCATTGTGCTTTGAATATTGACCCACATACGCTGCGGGGTCAACATATCTGACCTTAACTCTCTTGGTGTACTGATCGGTGCAGTCTTTTGTGGCAAGGCAGTTGATCACGCACGCATCACGGATAAGCTGTTTTTTGATCTCTTTCCAGTGCGATATGTAGAACGTGTAGTCAAGTCCCTGCTCAATCTCAATCTCCTTGGCAAGTTTAAAGCCTCCGGCACCATCGTATAACTCCAACTCTTCCATGGTCTCCGGTACGTACTCATTAGAACGGTCAATGCCTATGGATTGGTCAATGTAACTCAGTGCCTCCTTGAACTTCATCCGGTACTGCATCTCCAACTTGGCATTCTCCTTCTCTTCTGTGCTTGATGGGTCAACGGCTGTAGCTACCACCTGATGATCGGTCTGCTCCATCATGCCCTCAACGACACGCAAGAATTTAGGAAGTATTGTAGGGATGTCCCAATTGATATTCATGTAGCCTGTCATCGCCGCATTGGGATCGGTGATGTCGAGTAAAACTTTCTGGTATTGCCTCACGTCCTGATTGCCGTCTGCCAGTTCCCTCAGTGATGCGAACTCCGCTACGGTAGCGTATGGGATGGCTGTCTTGCCTGACTTGTATTTGGCATACATGGCTTCGCACCATTTTCGCCCCCACTGTTCGTCCTTCTTTTTCGGGTCTATCTCGTCCTTTGGGAAAGGGTAACTGCCCTTGGAATATGACTCTAACGACAATGCCATGTTATAAGATTTTCAACAAAGTTAATATTTTCGCATTGAACTGTATGTACGTTTTGACAAATAACTGTCAAGGGTGTACCTATCTTCATCAATCTTTGCTATATCGTCAAAGATGCCACGTGTGCCAAGCAGTGCATACCCCCCTGCTGTAAACAGGTCATAATTAG